TGATTAATGGGGTGAGACGGTGATTTATTTTATTTGGACTCTTGCAATAATTGGATTTTTATTTGGTGACTACAAAGACAAGATAACTGAGTTTGCTATCTTTTTGGTTTTAATAAAAATCGCTTATAAGTTAGGTGCTTTTTGATGATTAAAAAGCTAAAACCTAAGAAATGCAAATCATGCGGGATGGAGTTTATCCCGCAAAACTCTCTCCAAAAAGTATGCTCAACTAAATGTGCGATTGATTTAGCCCGTCAAAACGCACAGAAAGAGCGAGATAAGGCGGAAAAGAAAAAGCTGAGCGAACGTAAGGCTAAATTAAAAAGTCGTTCAGAATGGCTAAAAGAGGCGCAATCAGTATTTAATAAATTTATCCGTTTACGGGATAAAGCCCAACCCTGTATTAGTTGCGGTCGGTATCACCAAGGGCAGTATCACGCAGGACATTATCGTAGTGTCGGAGCTTGCCCCGAATTAAGATTTTGTGAGCTAAACGTACATAAACAATGCGCCCCCTGTAATGACCACAAGAGCGGAAATATCATTGAGTACCGGATTAATCTCGTAAATAAAATCGGTGCGGATAAGGTGGCTTGGTTAGAGCGTCAAGACCACGACCCCAAAAAATACACCGTCGAAGAGTGTAAAGACATTATCAAGCATTACAAAATCAAAATTAAAGAGTTAGAGGTCTTAAATGAGTAGTATTAATATCGATAAAGTGTCTGTACAGTGGGGGTACTGGGCTACTCCTCGTTATGAGGGTGAATATCCGCGAGTATCTGCGGGGTTTGCGGAGCTTAAATGTGATGCACGCTATCTGTCAAAATACCGAGTACAACCAATAAGCGATGATTTAGGCATGCAGATTGACGGTCACATGCAGACAATGAAACGTGTATCACCGGAGCTTTACGATATTTTTATGCTTACTTACGTTAAGCGATGGGATAACATTGATATTTGCCGACACTTAAACTTATCAAGACGTGAGTATTTTCAGCGTCTCAAAACTGCCAAAACATCACTGCTTTTGATGATTGAGTGCCAAAAATGTATTTTTGTTGCATAAGTGCTTGACAGTGCGCACTAAAAATGTATCATTATATGTAAGTTGCGGTTTTAGCGCATAGCGAACGCACAAAGAAATTATTACAAGCCCTGATCGGAAACGGTCGGGGCTTTTTGTTTGGTGATTATGATGGCACTTGTAAATATTCGGTTAGAAAACGATGAAGTAGATCAAGGAATATTTCGAGATCTTGATGTTGTGGGCTACCGGCTTGAAAATAGAGCAAGGTGCGTTCTTCGCTTCCAAAATAAGAAAATGGACGATAATTCCAGGCAAAAGCTAAATGAGCTGTATCAAATGCTTCAGGCGGCACGCCAAATTCACTCCCCAGTTGTTCGCGATGAGTGTGTAAATAATCGATAAATTGTTCATCAATAGTTTGGATAAATGAAAGGTTTTGAGCCGTTTTGATATTTTTGAAGGAAAACTCAAGATAAGTGTAAGATGTGTCCCTGTTGTCCTTAAATGCCCAATAGCCACAACCTAACGTGAGGTAAGGTGAGTCTTCTTTGTTAAGGTCAATGAGCAGTTTTTTTAGCATAGGGGAATATTTTGCTTCAGGTATCTCTTCTATGAGATTTGGGTATTTAATTAAGTTTAAACCTCCGACACAGGGAGATGATGTGTCGCTTGTTGAGTCTCCTTCTCCTGATTGATACGGGAAGTTATAGTAACCATCATTTAATTTATCAATTTCAATCATTTTTAATCTCTGCTGATTTAGTTGTGGAAAATTAATTTTAGCAGAATTCACGCCCACCGTAATTGGTGGGCTTTTTTATTACCTCGAGAAAAGCGGGGTGGAGTATGAATAAAATGCCGATGAAAGAACCTGACTTATGGGCAATGATTTGGTCTTGGTTACAAGTCAACTTAGGCAACGGAACGATCCAAAGTGCCGGGTCTGCTGTTGTCATGTCATTGCTTCGGATGGGCTTTATGCGCAAAAAGCCCGCGTTTAGATATATGATTTTAGATGCTGCTATATGTGCGTCTATTGCTGGTGTGACGGTGCCTATTTGTATTCATGTTTTTGGGCATTCGGAATTCGCCGGCTTTATTGGCACGATGATTGGATTTATCGGGACCGAAAAAATGCGCGAATTTTTATTCCGATTTATTAACCGCCGTGTAGATGATGGAGATATTGATTTTAGGGGCGGACGTGGAGGCAAATACAATGATACTGATTTCAGAGAGTGATTTTAACAAAGTGTTTCCGCGCGCCAAACCTGGCGTGTATAACGCTATCGCAAAGCAAATTACAAAAGCAGGTTGTATTAGCAAAATGCAACAAGCTATGTTTTTAGCTCAATGCGGACATGAGAGTGCAGGATTTACCACGTTTGCCGAAAATCTAAACTACTCGGATTACGCGCTAACTCAGGTATTCCGCAAATATTTTGATAAATACACAGCAATGAAATACGCACGCAAACCTGAGCAAATTGCAAATCGTGTGTATGCTAATCGCATGGGCAACGGTGACGAGGATAGCGGGGATGGCTGGAAGTATCGTGGGCGCGGGCTTATCCAAATCACCGGAAAGAAAAATTATGTTGCTTTTCGCAACTGGCTAGGTCGTGATTTTGCGCTACATGAGGTGGCGGAGGATTTAGACTTAGCAGTGTCAGCCGCTGTTTGGTATTGGTTAGCAAACGATATTGCAAGTCTAAACAGCGTCGAAAAAGCAACAATCCGAATTAATGGCGGAACCAATGGGTTGTCCGATCGCTGTGAGCTCTACCGCAAACTAATGGCATAGACTTATGAATATTTTAAATCAATTATTTTTAGCTGTGATTTTGGGCTTGGGTGGTTGGATTTGGTACCAGGGCAGTACTATTGATGAGATGACGGCCGAAAACCAAGCCCAAGCCCAAACCATTAAACAGCAGGAAGAGGCTAACCAAGCCTTAAATGTGGCGCTGCAACAAGAGCGCGATGCCGTGATCGCGCAACAGCAACGAAATGAAGAAATCGAAAGGGTGGCACTTGAAAATGTTGAATCAGTTAAAACTATCATCAAAACTCAGCCTTGTTACCGTACTAAGCTCCCTCAGTCTGCTCTTGAGCGCCTGTACAAGTAAGGTGACAACAAAAGCGGAATACATCTACCCTCCACAGGCTTACACAGTACCATGTGCTAAGACGGCATTTACCGGGGAGACTTACGGAGATGTCGTATTACAGCTTGTTAAAGTCACAGCAGAGCGCGACAAGTGCGCAAGTCAAGTTGATAACCTTAATAAATGGATAGCTCAAAGCAAGGCGGGCAAATGAGTGATGTAGTCGTTGAGGATTTAGACCTGTATCAAGGTGACGACATAGCAATCCCAATTGAGGTTGAGCTCGACCCTGAGGATGGTGCGTTATCTGATTATCGCTTTAATATGCAGATAAGACGCAAACCAGGTGCTCCGGTATTAGTCGACCTCTCGTCAGACAATGGCGATATAGTCACCAAAGGCAACATAATCCAAGTAGTCATAAGCAAGGATAAGTCTTCAGTATTAAGCATGACTACCGCCGCCTATGATTTACAAGTCACTAGTCCACAAGGTCGAGTTAAGACTATTTTGTGTGGCGCGGTAAACATCACTAACGACATCACAAGGTAGGCAAATGAGAGTAATCAAAGTAAGCATTGCTAAGGGATTTGTTATTGATGGAGACAAACCATCCCCACAAAGCAAAGGCGTTGACCTATCTCAACTCAAGCAGATAACCGAGGGATTGATTAACAACCAAACCCCGGAAGTCCCGCAAGCGCTAGAGCCCATTGCCGAGTCAATTAAGTTAATTATTGCCAAGATTGACAACCTTCCTAAGGGTGGTAGTCAATCAGTAGAGCCAGAGTATGTTAGTGAGATAGGGGAGATAACCTTTAACGCTAACAGCTATCCATTTACTGATAATAAGGTGATGTTTCAAAATGCATTTACCGACATCCCTTATATTGATGTCATGATTGCTTATACGGATGGCACAATCATTAGCGTTTATCCTAGTTATGCCCTTTATGACGTAGATAAGTCAGGGTTTAAATGCCGGATAACTAGCGTGCTAAGAAACCGTGAATGGGTTGCCAAGTATAAAGCCACAGGGAAAGTTAAATAGCGACAAGTGGCATACGAGCCAACTTGATTAATATACATTTCAACACGCAAGGCCGCCAATTAGTGCGGTCTTTTTTTATCAACAAAAAACAACAGGAGCAAACAATGCTAACAATCAAAATTATCCAAGACGGTGTAACGTCAATCACCGAAAGCAATAGCTTTGCATTTTACAATGAGACCTCTCGTGAGTACAAAGAGATGCTTAGACTGGCTGACAAGCTAAAAGAAGAGCCGACCGCGCTTAACGGAATCTACTACACTCAACCAATTTATGGAGACCAAGAGTGTAAAGAGGTTGTCCGTGAGGAGTCAATCTACTGCTCGGCTCGAAACAATCCAACAGATAAGATCATTGGTGTGATGCTTGATTTTATACCGGATGAGCAGTACGGGGATCTTGGTATTGAGAAAGAGATCGCATATAGCTTAATTGGTGCAGGAGACCACATCTACGTTACCAATGAGCAAG